ATATCGGCTTGACCGAAGATATTATCCATCCTAACAGGTCCACCACGCTCGCTCATCGGCCCCAACATCACCTTAGTTTTCTTGCTTCCTTCCGTCCAATGCTTTACACCAGCATCAAACTCAACACAAAGACCGGGGCGAATAGGAATCTTCGTGTCTCCTAAGAACAAGTGTCCATCACCTTCCAAGTATAAAAGTGAAGTCCTCTTATGAGCCTTCCCATCATCTGCTTTGTCCACGTGAGGATGACTGTCGCCATTAATCACGCGAACAGGGATTTTTGGGTGTTGTGCATATATGCTCCGGATGAGAGCGGGAAGTTCAGCTGTAGGAACGTATTTCGTGTCACAACTATGCTTGCTGTGCTCCAAAGAGTCACGAATAATCCGCTTAACTTCAGGCACATCCAAATGCTCTCTGTCTAAAAGTCTGACTGAATGCGGGATTCTCATCTATAATATACCGTGTGAGATAATAGATGGTCTAAAGATTACTATCGTGATGACGCCGTATCTATTCACTGGTCTATCGTTTTGCGAGTAATACTCAAAACGATATTATGTAGTTGTGTAACCTATTAGAAAGCGATTACGCTTAGAACCGGGGGAAGCCGACAAGGTTGAAGCCGATACCTGCACCAGCACCAGAGCGGGCGGATGCGGCCAATGATGGCACATAAGTGTCCAGGATGGCGAATGTGGCAGCGGCGGTGAGTGCAATTAGGGCGACCTCATCCAGACGGAGGGAACGCTTGGGGATAGCGTAGGCGGCCAGAGCAACCATAAGACCCTCAACAAGATACTTGATAACGCGAGTGAAGAGCTCCTCGAGGTCAACCATTCCTAGGAAGTTCATTTGCTATATTTAATGTCCAGAAAAAATATTGGTTCGCGTGTGTGGAACGTGTATGTAGCTTCCTTCTGTCCACGCTTAATCTAATTCGGTGCGTTGTGTTCTTTGCAAGCGACCAGTTATTCTTTTCGCATCGTATCAACTTAAATACTACGATGCAACAAGTGGTACATACATTAGAGATGACTACTGCTCCCAAAGGCGTAACACTACAGACGAACCAAGATGGTACTTCCAATAAGAGATATGTTGACCTTCTGTCTGAGGACCCTCCTATTGCCAGCCAGAAATACTGCTGTGTCAGTTTCATCTCCCCTGAGAAGATTCTGAAGCAAAAGGAGGCATTCTTCTTCGGAGAATTTGTTAAGCAATGGTCTCTTAACAAGTCTATGGAGAAGTTCACTAAGTTCATCAGTTTCTTGGCATACAAGTATCATCTCAACTTTGATGACGTTGTGAAAGACCTTGAAGGTTTCTCCAAGGAAGAGCAGGAGAGCTTGTTTGGTGAGTTCACCATTGAAGACGAATACAAGACTTTCCTTGACAAGAACGAGGAGAAGCTGCAAGAGGAGTTTGACGAAGAACACGAGTTCCAGACGAATACAAGGGGAATCAAGGTCCGCGGATGCTATAATTCCCTTAAGGAAGCTGAACTCCGTGCAAAGACGTTGCGCGAATGGGAGGACGGCGCTCACGAGATTTACACCGGCCAAGTTGGGATGTGGATGCCTTTCCATCCAGAGGCATACAAGACTGGCCGTGTAGAGTATCTAGAGCCAGAGCTCAACCAGCTTATGAGTGAGAAGGTGGAGAACGAGAAGCGTGCCAAGGAAGCGTTTGACAAGCGAGTGAAGGAAACTCGTCAGAAGGCGATTGAGGATAATGAGAAGCGGGCAGTTGAAAGCGGCAATGTTCTTACACAGACTCTTAATGACGATGGCGAGCTCGTTTCTGTGGACGGTATGAACACAACAGAGAGCAACTTGCTTGGAAAGGGTGAGGCTGTGTCTGGAGCTGACATCCGTAGCGAGCTGTTTGAAGGTGAGAATGTGGTTACTCAGTCAATGATTAACGAACGGAATGCTGCTGCCGAGGCACTGGCGAAGTCTGTGGACGATAAGTAGAGTGAAACGGTTCACTCACCTAAAATTGATTTCAAATAATGTAATATATAACCGTCTATATTACATTGACAAATGGCGAAAAAGTGTGAGTTCCAAGAGTGCAAGCGCAAGGCTGCAAAGCTAGTGGGTCATTGCAGCTACTGCAATAGTGAATATTGTCTTAACCACAGACTACCAGAGTATCATTCCTGTATGGGTCAGTCGGAATGTGCCGACGTTGCTAGAGCTCGTCTGACCAAAGAGCTTATGAGTGCAAAGAGCACCAAGAAGATTCTCGCTTAGTCTAGTCTGCCTACCACTTAGCCTTCTTAACGTTCAGCCTAGGTCCTTTCTTCGCCTTAGATGCGGATGGGTCATATTCTTCTTCCTCGTCATCAGAAGCAATATCCTTAGACAACTCCCAAAACTCCTTGGAGCCAAGTCGGAAGTTACCGTGTGGTTCTGCCTTGTACCAATAAATAGAGTCCATCAGCTTGTTTGACTTACAATTATTATCTACAACCAAACACTCATAATTTTCTGTTGTTTGGTCTAGCACTTGCTCAAACGCTTCGTATGTAGGAAACATACCAGCATAGTTACGCCAAATACGCTCCCTGTTGCTCTTATAAGGTTCACGAAGGATGAATACGTAGTCAACATTCGTCCTTAAGTTAGGAGGAACGCCAAGAGGATACTGCATAGTGATGACAAGCATAACTTTCCAATGACGACCATTCATAAAAAGCAGTCGCATCATCTTGTCGCGTGCCCAAGAGTCATCATAAAGACAGTCATCAAGAATCACAAAACACCGTGGGTCAATTTGGCTCCGTCTCATTGTGGCAACTTGGCTGTTGTATTGCTTGATGACAGCCTTCTGCCTCTTCAGAATGTTCTCAATAATAGTGGTGTTGTACTCGTTGTGAATGAACAGCTTTGGCACCATCTTCCCGTAGAACCCATTGCCCATCTCTGTTCCTGAGATGACAGTGCCAACCGGGATGTCCTGGTGATAAAACAGAAGGTCACGCACCAAGAAACTCTTACCAGTATCACGCCGACCAATCAAGACGATGACAGGGCCTTTGCTCTCATCGGGCCGGAACTTAATGTTATTCATACTCCATTTTCTAATTGGCAATTGGTGGCTCATTGTTGTCCTTTAACTTGTTCTGTAGTATAATACGCCCGCACATTTTTGTTGCTCTATGATGACGCATAAACCGAATGCTCTGTAAATGAGTTAGATATACCGTTTTTTTGTGATTAAGCACTGTAGAGCCTTGTCGCAGTCAATAAAGTATTATGCCATCTAAACGGAAAAACGTTACCAACACGATTGACAACCGACCATTCCAGTTCTCTTACTCGAAGCCCGAGACGAAACACTTATTCTCAGGTTTAGCAGACGAACCCCTGATGCTGACTAATTGTCAACTATACTCACCTATAAACGAAGTCTTCCTTCAACTGAATGACTCAAATTCTTGCTCAACATCTTTCAATTATGACATTATGGCGAAGTCAATTATTGGGGTAGACTGCGGAGAAAGTGAAACCACTGACAATGAAGAAAGCAAAAGCACATCCGGTTCCGAAGGTGACGACGAGCCAGGAGAAGTTGTAGGCGGGTTTGTGACACTATTATGCGATGACACTAACTCTGGAAAGGAAGTGGAACGCCATTCATTCATAAAGTTCTCTCCCCTTTTAGACCCGATAAGGTACCTTGTAGGGAAATACGACGTTAAAGACGAATCTCTCAAGGAAATCCCGCTTTACAACAGCCCCAACTGTCATCCGAAGTCCCGCGATAAAGATAACGCATCGTATGTTGATAGTATGTTTTCCTTCCTTTCAAGCAAGATGCTCCATCATCACGGTTTTGCAAATGCGCTAGACTGCTATGGAAGTGTTCTAGGGAAGAAGGCATTACTCACAATAGACGTAGTTGATGACATTGATTACCTTTTGGAAAATGACTTCTTTATGGAGAACAATAATGTGTTATATGAGACCAGCAACAGATTCTACAATGAAGCTGCGAATCACGGTTCCAGGTCCAACAAACGTCCTATCAAAATCCACACAGAAGAGGGCGACACAGTAAATGAATGTGAGATGAACCTATGTGATGACATAGAGGAAATCGGTGATTCTGAAACAGTTGACTCAACGTGTGATACACGTGTCATCACATTAAGTGACATTGGAGATATCAGTGAGCTTGAAAGCTTTGGCGATGATGCAGGTGACGATGTGGTACCTTCTAAACGCACGAGAACCCAAAGCTCATCAAATACGAAGAACACTAAGACGGCTAGAACAGGCAGCACATCGTGCAGTTCCCGAACTTCGCATACAGCGAAAAGTGACAGCGGCGAGCCTGTAAAAGATGACCGAGAGGCTTCTAGCGAGGGAAGCAATGAAGATAGTGTGGGAAGCGACGAAACAGCGGAAGAGGACACAGCCATGATAAAGATTAAAGAATTCCCGGTAAATGCCATCCTGTTGGAAGAGTGCGAAGCAACATTAGACTACCTGTGTTCCGAAGATGAAGATTTCGGTAGCGAAGAACTGTGCGCGGCTCTGATGCAAGTGATTATGTCGCTGATTGCATTCCACAAGTGTTTTGACTTCCAGCATAATGACCTTCATACGAATAACGTGATGTTCATTCCCACCAAGAGACAATACCTCTACTACAAAGTAAATGGTTGTCATTACAAGGTACCCACTTATGGCCGCATATTCAAGATTATTGACTTCGGAAGGGCCACATACAAGTTCCGCGGGAACCAGATGTGCAGCGACAGCTTCTACAAAGACGGCGATGCCCACTCTCAGT